GTTGATGAATATACAACTAGAAAACAATTAGCTGCTACTGGAATATGTAAAGTTTAAACTATATCGTACTTAACTCCATCCTGCTCAAATGCAGTAATAAGGTCATAAACAAAAGTTCTATAATCTCCTTTATTCATATCATAGAATATCATATATCCCATAGCATTATAATTGTAAGATACTCCAGGTGAGCGAGACGGTCCATTAAATGAAAACATTTCTCTTCCTGAATACGTATCTCCTTCAATAGTTGTACCCCATATTTTAAATGGTTTATTCCATTGTAGAGTTTTACTTCTTAAAGCTCTGCGTGATATTTTTTTATTATCTGCAAATTTAAGATATTTGCTATATACTTTACTTATATTCATTTCTATTCAGTTATAGGTCCACCAACGACCCAAGCTGCACAAGTTCTACTTGCTGCACATTTAAAATCAAATGCTTCACAATACCCAATCTCACCAGCTTTAATTGCTTCGTATGGGTCTACTTCTTCACCTAATCCTTCTGCGATACATTTAAGTATTTCTGGAGTTCTGTAAAAGAATGCACAGTTACCACAAAGGGCTTTTTTTGCTTCTTCAACATTTCCTTTGAATTGGTCTGCTTTTGCTTTCCAATATCCTTCGTTTGGCTCGTTTGGATTAATGGGTCCGTAATTTGCGTCATCTATTGCTTTTTGTCTATTCTCTATGTTTAACTTAATATCGTAAGTTGCTGGAGGACAACCTTCTACTGCGAATGTAGCTGGTGCTATTGAACCAGATGCAGCTTCACCAGGATAGCTTGATGCTACTGATGGTTGTTCAGCTTCTTCTAAAACTCCTAATTCTTTTAATTTATTTCTACTCCATGCTAATGCTGCGTTACCACCCCATAGTAGGTAAGATATCGTACCACATGCATTCATATCAGTTTCATCATAGTATGTTTCAGCTCTACTTAAATAGCTGTACATTCTTTTAATTGTTTCTACACTAATAGCTTCACCATTTGCTAATTGTTGTGCTCTAACTTTACCTGTTTGAGTAGCACATTTGTTGTTATTCTTTTCGTTTAACTCAATACCTTTCTTTGCATTGTTACGAATACCTTCACCATAATCTGAATATGATTCAAACATCTGCTTTATTTTAGATAAAACAATAGTAGCTTCTTCTTCAGTCAATTCTTCTATATCCTTTTCAAATATATCAAACTTAACTTTAGATGCTTTAATTAACTCATGCGTAAAAAGCCCTTCTAACGATATTCCTTTTACAAGTCCTGTCTTCACATAATCATTCCAAAGCTCTTTATTATTCTCTAAACTAAATACTCCCATCCATGTACCTGGCTTTACTGTCAAACCATATGCTTTTGATTTATCATATACTGATGATTCAACTATCCATGATTCAACTAATGATACATTGTTTACTGATTCCATATGCTCTAACGTAATGTTATTTGCATTGTTATCTTTAATGTATTTTTGTGCAATCTTCTCAACAGTTTCTTTAGTAAATGTCACATAGTATGGAGTTACACCATCTTCTTTCAATCTTAATATCTTAATATCCGGGATAAGAATTGGGCCAACAATAAGATGTTTATCTTCGTTAGCTGTAGCAAATTTAATCACTTGCTTACCTTCAGCATTAAAGAAAATAAAATCTTGCATAATAGCTGGCGTAGAAACTAAACTTAGTGCAAATACAGAATCTTCATCATCTCTTAGCACTAATTCATAAATTTCGTATTCGTTTTCTTTTATCATAATCTTTTAACAATTAATGTCCATTAAATCATTATATATATTTATATATTAGTATCCCCCAAATGTTGCTGCGTTAGATGTTCTGCGGTCTAAAGCTTGTTGGGAACTTATCTTGCCACTTACAACATAGGCCTCAATCGGCTTACCGCTTGCGCCACTTAATGTTTGTGCAATTTGTGCACCAGGTGTAGCTGATTGTGTACCACCTATTACGGGTGCTGCCGTACCAGCTATTGTTGGTACTGGAATATTTGCTGCTGATGATGCACCTCCTGATGAACCACCACCACCTGCTCCTGCTGATGATTTCTTTGCTGATAATACTGCTGCAATTTGTGCAGCTGATGTTGCACCAACTACTCCTATTTGTAGTGCTGAGTTTATACCTAATTTAATTTTACCTGCCGCAGCTCCAGCTATTGCTGCTTTACCTGCTGCAGCTTCTGCAATACCTAATGGTGCAGTTACTGGATTAAATAATTTTGGAATCGCTGATAATATAGCTGCTTCACCAGTTGCAATTGTTTTATTAAATTCTGCGTTACCTGCAGCTTTGTTTAATAAGATTTGTCCAATTGATGCTGCTGCGTTAATAGCAATTTGTGCAACACCAAATATCTTTTGTGCAGTTGAACCTTGCTCAAACACACTATTTAATCCTGATACTACATTTGCTATATTACTTCCTAAATCTACCCAACTTTGTCCAATTGCTTGATTTGCTGCAAACTCTGAATCTGCTCTATCTTGATTTAATTTCTTTATCTTTTCATATTGGTCAAATTGATATTTAGCAAACTCCTCATCCTTTTTCTTTTGTTCTTCTAAATCTTTAGCATCTTTATCAGTTTGTTCCTTTTTGTATTTATCATCAATTTCTTTTAATAACTTAGCTTGAGCTTCTTTTAAAGTAGCAGTATCATCTCCGTATTTAGTTGCAAGATATAATAGAGTTGCGTAATGTTCATTTACTTTATATTCTTCTTGTTCTCTTTGAGTTAATGTAGTAAGGTATGCTTCTTTCTGTCCATCTAATAGTTCCTTTTGCTCTTGCTCTCTAATTCTCTTAGCTTCTTCAGCTGCCTTCTTTAAATCATCACTTTGTTCTTTTAGATTTTCTTTTTGAGTTTTTGTCATCTTTTTAGTTCCAGCTTCAAATCTTTGAACTGCTGAATCATAATTTGTACTAAATCCAGTTACACTTTCTTTAGCATCGGCCCAAGCTCCTTTAAAGTCTCCTTTAAATAATTTAACTACGGCTCCACCTAATTTACCTAATGATTGGAATACTGCAGTTACTGCGGAATATACTACTTGAAATGCTCTACTAACATATGGTAATGCATTTGTTGCTAACTCTATAAAACCATCTATTAGTGGCATTAATGCTTCTAATAAACCATTAAGAATCTTTTCCATTCCTATCATTAATGGTTCAAACTTCTTAACAGCTTCTTCTGATTTACTAAATGCTGCAGCTAAACCTGCTACTAATGATACAATTAAACCAATACCAACTGCTTTAAATGCTGTTCCAAATGATTTAGTTGCAATCTCTAATTTTCTAAATGCTCCTGCTATTTGTCCAACAACACCTGGCGCTTCTTCTAATTGGTCAACAAATCCTTTAGCACCAACTTTTGCTTCTTCTAAAGCATCTTCAACATCTTTAATATTTTTAGATATCTTTTTAAACTCATCAGAACCTGCAGCAGTTTCTTTTAATTGCTTCTTAAGTTCTTTTAACAACTTAATTGAAGGTTCTATATTGGTTTCAACATCTATATTAACCTGTGTATCGTATGAATTTTCCGCCATAGCTATTTTTTACTTTTCAATTTTCTTTTTAATAACTGCTTTAATTCTGTCCAAGTAGCTGGATATTTGTATTTACCTTTAGCAATATCAATATCTGCTGATACTCCGTAGAATTCGTTTATATTCAATAAATCAATTATATTCTTTATCATATACTATTTAACACTTTTAATCGGGTTTGTTAGTGAGTGGTATTCTTACAATATTATACATAGGTAATTCATGCGAATACCAATGGCCAGGTATCATTAAATTATAATCTTCAAACCATTTGTGATACTGATGCGATGATATAGTCTCAGGAATCGTTTCTATGGTATCATAGAACGATTTTAAGAGGTGTCTTGGTATGCAATAGAAGTTATCATCAACCAAGTCACTATCCTCTCCCCAGCGAGCTCCACATAGGAAATTAACCTTGTCAAAATTTATATCTAAACTATAAAAACTCTCTTTAAAGTGTAAATCATATCTTGTCAATATAGCTAAATCCCATTCAGTTTTATCTTCCAACATTAATTTTATAGTATTCTTAAACGCTTTGCTTCTTTTAACCCATTGATTAGTTTCTGAGCTATTATCTATTTCACTAAAAGTTATGCTTGTAAAGTTATAATCATTCAATAATTCACTTTGAATATCAGAATAGTAAGTTGCTGAATAGTATTTTACGTCATGATTACTATAAATGTGGCTAAATTGATTGTGGTATGTTTCTCTATAATCAACACCATGCTTCCAACCCATCCAATGATTAAGATTACCTAAATAATGTATTCCAAATAAACCTACTCCTATTTTCATTAAATTAGTTTTTTATTTCCTTTAGAATATGTATACAAATTAAATCCAGTATGATAATTCTTTTCGTTTATAAATCCATTATATCTTATAAACTCTTTTGTTTCTTCAGATACATCCACATGGTCGTGAAATAATAAGATACAATCATCTGCTAAATAAGGTAACACTGCTTTAACATCAGCATCAATTTGTGCTTGAGTGTGTCCACCATCTATAAATGCAAAATCTAATTTATTACTACCAAAGGTTCTTTCTATTATAGTACCAGTATCATCAGGAGACCACCCTATTTCCAACGCAACGTTGTCAGTTATACCTAATACTTCAATCAAAACTTTTGCCATCTTATATCCATCCGCATCAGTATTTTGTACTAACTTAGTATTAATATCATATCCGCCTGAATAATTGAAATTTTCTTCAACATAAGCATCCATAGTAACCAACTTACCATTTGTTACTTTTAGTGCTTGTCCCATTACTGATGCGGATATGCCAAATGCCGTTGCTATTTCAAATCCACTCTTTAATTGGTTTTGTATAATTAAATCATAAACTATTTTAGCCTCATGCTCTCTCATAGACCAAGGATGATAATGGTTTGATAACTTTAATGAATCATCTATTGAAAGTTCTAAATGAAATCCTAAATTAAATTGTTTAGATAATTCAATTAAGCTTGAATAAGGTACTAACATTCTATTTGATTTTAATATTGATTTGTTTGCTGTTTCTTTTACTTGTTCCCAATAGTATATACTTGCTCTATGCTTATCTAATTCTAATTCATCACTATAAGGTAATCTATTAATGTAAGATGCTTTGTGAAACATTCCACTATTAGCATCCATTACTCCTGCATTATGTAATATCCAATATTTTTCAATTGATTTTTCATTATCAGTACTCCATCCAAAATCCATATGGTTTGTTACTTCCGTAGGATGTCCTGCTAACCATGCATTCCATAATAAACTCCACATACCTGCAGTCCACTTTTGTATTGGATAATCCCAATCTGCTTTCATTACATGTAGATGTTCAGTTGAGCAGAAATGAGAATACATTTTAATTGCATCCTTTTCTACTTTATCCCAAAACTCCCAACCTTCTCCTTTGATTAGATACTGAGCTCCACCTGAATGATTATTCATTAGCTTAGGTATTTGCTTATCTATACCAATTATGTTACACATATCTTCATATACGTGATTACCTTTTTGTTGTATGTAATCGTAATTAATATAAGAATTTGTATTACTCAAATACCAAGTGTTATCATTCTTTGGAAAGCTTAATTCAGGAGGACGAGTAAATACAATATCACTATCATGCAAAAACAACCATTCATCTTTTAATGAAGGATTTGCTTTTAAATGATTTTTCATTAGGTTAAAGTAAATTGCAGGTATGTAAGAATAATCTTCTCTAGTATCTTCATAAAA